GGATACTTGGTCTGTGCTTGGCCTTCCATCTTGGTCACGTTGTCCGGCCGATGCTCGTGCTGCACGACCATGGCGGCCTTTGATGGGTCGGCCTGATCGAAGAGCGGCGCTAGACTGCCCCGCACCAGAAAGTCTGCGTCCAGGAACAGAGTCCACCCGGACTGCTCCAACTGCCCGATATAAAACCTGGCCAGGGAAAATTCCGTGCTCATCGGCGCGCCGGAGATATCGTCCCACAGCCGGCCATTCCTATGGCTCGTCGGGCGCCGGTAGAGGCCGGCGGCGCGCAACTGCGACAGCACCAAGCCGCGGATCGGCACGCCCTCGCTCAGATGTCGCCGGGCCGATGCCCGCGTCACCGCAAAGCCGTCTACCTCCCTGGGGTCGAATCCCACCCATACGCTGCGCTTCATGCTGCCTGCCGCCCGCCCGGAGGCGTCATGGCGGCCTGCCGATCGGCCTCCTCATCATCAGCCGGCCCTTCCTCGGTCAGGCGCTTGACCTCCTCTTCGAACTCGAACTCGTCCGACAGGATGCCGCGGCGCTGGAACTCCTCGCATTCGGTCTGGTGCGAGAGATCGCCGGCCTCGCGCATCTTCAGCAGGGTCTCGGCGTCCTTGTCCGACAGCCCGGTCTCGAACTTGGTCTTCATCTTCACCTCGGGCTCGGCCGTGATGCTCAACCACATGGCGGTAATCTTCCAGGCGTTCTCCAGCGCGTCCTTCATGTTCAGCGCCCAGGCTTCGATGACGCTGTTCGCCTTGTCGCCCGCAAAGGCGGCGGTCACTACCGTGATGTTGCCCGTCTGGGCCGTGAGAGGCTGGCGGCCGAGCTCGCGCAGCTGGTCCTCGGTGACCTTCACCTGGCCGGCCAGGAAGGTCAGCGACGCCCCGGCGGGCTCGATGAACTTCCACTCCCCATGCGAGCCGTCCTGCGCCGGGGGGGCGTAGAGAACGCTCTGGGGGCCGACGTCGATGCTCGCCGGCACCTCGGCGGGCTGCCCGGCCTCGCCGGCGCGAGGGTTCGGCTCAGTGGGCGGGCTAACGCCATTGCCGGCCAGCATGGGGAAGGCCGCGCTTTCGCTGATGTGCTTGAGGCCGCTTTCCTGCTGGAAGTGCTCGACCTGCAGATAGGCGGCGTCCTGCAGGGGCGGGATGAACTGCCACGTCCCCTCTTTGCGCCGGCCCATGATGACCGGCACCATGGGGATGATGCCGATCGTGATAGGGCCCTGGTCGGTCACCTCCCAGGTAGAGGTTGACTTGCCGTTCTTCTGCTCGGTCTTCTGCTCCCAGACCGTGAAGGTCGCGGGCGCGTAGTCGACCACCTTGCCGCTGTCTAGATCGACGATTGGCGCGCGATCGTAGACCCGCACCCGGTTGGTCCAGATTTCCTCGAAACCGTCGCGCGTCATCCCGCTCTCGAGAATGCGGACGTGGACCAGGATCTCCTTGGCGCCGACGCGGGCGCTGTAGACCGCGATGACACGCCGGGCCGGGACATGCACCCAATAGGGGCGCGCGCCGACGCGGCGCTCATCCGCCAGGGTGGAGCCAGGCTGCATCTTCACGTAGTCGACCATGATCCAGTCGACCGCGTTGTTGATGCCCGCGAAGAAACTCTGGCCCGCGAAGGAGAACAGATGGTTCCCCGCCCCGTCGATATCCTCCTGAAGTTTCTTCAGGTCTTCCGACGCCCCGTCCTGCAGGGTCACCTCATCGCTGAAGGGCTTGGCGGCCAGCGTCTCGGCGATGTCCCGGTAGATGTTGGTGAACTTCGCGTTCTCGACCCGGTAACGGTAGTCGGCCAGGGACTCGTTGGGGAACTGCGGCAGGTAGGGGTTGCGGTTGTTCTCCAGCTTGCGCATCGCCGGCGCGCCGTCGAGGATGTCGGCCACCATCGTCCAGAACGGCTCCATTTTCAGGTAGTCGCTCGACGGCGTGTCCGGCTGGGCCTCGGTCTTCTCAGGCATCAGCGGCGATTCCCGTAGGTGGAAAAGATCGGCTTCGGCGGAGGTGCCGGAGGATCAACGAAGGTCAGCATCAGGGCGTCGGCGTAGTCGGGTGACGCGATGCCGCGGCGCGCCAGGGCGTCCTTCTTCTCGATCACGATCTTGCCCTTTTCGTTCCGCCCCCACTTGACGAGGCTGAGTTGGTGGCAGAGCTCGTCCGACTCCCGGCAGCCGCTCGGCAGCGCCATCAGGTCTGTCAGCGGATGCTCGAGCCCGCCCTCCCGGCCCTCGAGGTGCAGGACGTGCTCGTGGGTGCGCTGCAGGGCCGTGCGGCACAGCCACCAGACCTCGGCCTTGAGGTTGCCGAACATCTCCTCCGAGGTCCGGCCGTCCGGCCAATGTTTCTCCGAGGGCGGGACGCCGGTGTTGACCGGAAGAACCTCTAGCCCGCTGACCGGGTTGTTCATGAGCGTCGAGGCTACGCCGGCGCCAACGCCCGGGGCGTCGAAGTTGAGGCGGTCGCAGCCCGTCTCGCGCGCGGCCTCGAGCCCCCAATGGGCCGTCTCGGTCGTGTCTGGATCGCGGCGGCTGCGCGGCACCTCGACCACCGGCCCTTTGCGCGGGATCGCGACCGACTTGGCCTTGCCGGCGCCGACGTCCAGCCCCACCACGCCGGCGTTGCTGGCCCGCAGGCGGGGCTCCAAGGCGCGGAGCCGCTTGGCTGACTCGACCCACAGGGCCGGGATGCAGATGCCCTCCACGGAGGCGCTGTAGTCGATGTCGTACTCGGCCGCCCAGGTGGTCGGGTCGGAGAAGCTGGCCTTCTTGGCCTCCGCCCATCGGTCGGTCTTGCGCGGATCGTCGCGCCAGTGCAGGCGGAAGATCTGATGCGGTTTCAGGATCGAATGCCGCTTGCGGGCGAAGAGGTTCCCCATGCCGTTGACCGACGAAACCCAGATGACGCAGTCCGTATTGCCCGACAGCGCCGCCTCGACCGTCTCGGCGTTGGGGACGAAGGCCGCCTCGTCGAGGAAGAAGATCGAGGACCGGCCGCCACGGCCAATGTCCTCGCCGCCCTCGCCCGATATCACGGCCCCGGTCTCGGGATTGACGAGGCGCATGTAGTTGTCGTGCTGGGCCCAGCTGAAGCCCTCGGGCAGCATCTCGGCCGGCAGGCGCCTGAGCATGATGCGCAGCTTGGCAAAGATCGAGTCCGGGTTGTCCTTCTTGTCGACCAGGTCGACCTTGCGGGAACCGAAGGTGGCCTTGAAGCCCGGCTCGAAGAGCCAGCGGTGCAGCGCGAAGCCGCCGCAGAGGTACGTGACGCCGACGTCGCGCGACTTCTCCCCCAGGCCCTCTTCCTGCGCCTCGCAGCGCTCCCCCAGCCAGGCGATGAACTCACGCTGCCGGGGCCAGAGGTGGAAGGGCAGATAGGCGCCGCCGGGCCGGCCGACCAGCCGCGGGTCGTAGGTGTAGAGCCACTTGTCCCACCAGTGGAAGATGTCGGCCGCGCAGCGCGCCTTCTCGGCTCGCCAGCCCCCGGCCTGGCGCTCTACCTCACGCTTGGCCCTCTGCTGCCTGATCGCCTCCGACAATCCCGAGCTTGGTGAGCACCGGAAGGGCTGCTTCGAGAGTTGCAAGCTCATCCTCGCTCAGCCCGTCCAGTTTCTCCGCCGTGATGGTCACCACCGCGACCGCGCCGCTGTGCTGGTGCGATTGCGAAGGCTTCCCCCACCCCCGGTCCATGAGGCCGATAGCCGCCGAAACCCGCGCGGCCGCTGGCGCCTTCTTCTGATTCATCACCCCGGCGAGACACTTCACCGCCGCAGCAGTGTGGGCTCGCGCCAAAGAGCGGATATCCGCTTGCGCTTTAGCCATTTAGGTCAGACCGGTTGTCGTTTGTTTCACGGGAAGCGGTGGCGGCCGGGGATATCCCCACGCTACGCCGGCGGGATGGCTACCCCTTTGGGGCGTCCCGCGCGCTGGGGCAAAAGTAGGGCCGGGGTAGGATAGTTGTCAAGGGCTGACCTACCGGGGGTCACGCCGCCTCCGCGATGACTTCCACGGCCTCATAGGGCAGGTCGATGGGGCGCTGGTGCCCGAATATGGTGACGCGGACGCTGACAAAGCGCCGGCCGTCGTCTTGCTCCACCGGGCCCTCGAAGCCCGCGAACGGCCCCTCGGTGATCCTCACAGTGCTGCCTACCCGCAGGGGGTTGCGCCGCGCATCCACGGTCTCGTCCAGTGTCACGCAGCCGTCTGCGTCGCCCCAGTCCAGGAAGTCATCCATTTCGCCATCTGGGATCCGCCCGGCGCCCTCCTGGGTGCCGACGAAACCCACCACGCCGGGAAGGCCGCAGGCTGGCGCGATGTCGCCGGTCGTCATGCGGGCGAAGATGTAGCCGCTCGGCAGGACGGGCCGCTTGATCCTCACCTCCTCGATCGTCCCCTTCCGCCGGCGGGACTTCGAGAACCTGTCGGATCGCTTCACCGGCACGAGGTAGTGGAGGAACAGCGCGCGGTGCCCCGCGGCCTTCAGCCGGTCGCGCACCGACGCCTCCGCCTTCACCTGGGTCATGAGCCCGTACCAGCTCAGCCGCCGCGCATGGCTGCCGCAGACCGGACAGGCGCCGTCGGTGACGCGGTGGCCGACCGGCCCGGAGGCGCGCACCGGACGTGGCGCCAGGTCGAACTCCTCCCGGCAGGTCTTCGCGAGACACCGGTACCGGATCGCCCTTGCGGCCTTCAAGTCAGCGCCCTCCTTGGGTGCGGCGGTCTGCGGCGGCCGTCATAGCGATAGCCCCGACGCGATGTTGCGCTCGCGAATGGCCGCCTCGTCTTCGTCGGTGCGCCGGCCGCGAATGATGCCGGCGATGTACTCGGCCGGGTTGGCCTTGGTCGACGACGTTTCGACGGCCGCCATAGCCTTCGGGACTACGCCGTCCAACGAGGCTAACAGTTTCGTAATCTGCCCGCCTGCGGACTTGCCGAGCACCTCCTTGCCGCGGTGGTAGAGCCTGGTGGTTGGGTCCGATAGATCAACCGATGAGGCGCGTCCGCGCCCCTCTGAAGGTTCTTTAGAACCTGAAGAGGGAACCTCTTCTGTCCCTGTCCCTGTCCCTGTCCCTGTCATAGAGCGGACATTCTCCGGACGTCCAGGGTCCATTCCATCGGACGTCCCTTCATCATCAGAAGGACGCTGGTGTTGTTTTTTTTGACGCTTTTTCGCTCTCCACTCTTTCTTGCGCTGCCTGTCGGCCTCTCGGTCGGCCGCCGACTGCTCTTTTCTCTCCCACGCTTCCAGTGCTTTTTCGACGACAACCGGGTGATAAAGCCTTCCGTCCTTGTGACACGTAAAGCCGTGCAGCGCCTCTTCGCGTATCTTCGAAAACTCCGCGCCATCGCACCCGGCCAGCTTGGCGATGGCGCGGTCATCATTCGGCAAGCTGCCGGCTGGCCGCTGGTGCCATGCCGCGCACCACAGCAGCACGGCGGCGCGAAACCCCTCGGCGCTGGCGGTCAGCGCGAGGTCGCTGTCGCGCAGCCGTACCGTGTCGAGAGGCATGAATCCGAAATCCCGAAGGTCAACTTCAGCTCCGATCGGGGGTTTGGGCAGATCGTTGCTCATGCGGCTCCTTTGGTGAACAGATCCCGGCTGGTGTCGTCGTGGACGATGTAGCGGCCCTGGTCGCGGGAGAACTCTGCCTCGAATTGCCCCGGGATACCGATCTCTTCGTGGTAGCGGGATTTCGCAACCCGGATGACGGTCTTGATATCGTTCTTCCGGTGGACGATCACCCCGACGTCGGCCTTGTTGGCCCAGTGTGCCGAATCCGAAATGTCGTACATAGACGGCATCGGAACCGTGCCGTCTTTTTCTTTCGCCAACTTGGTTGGGTGTGCGACGACGATCATGTGTACTTGGTACTTCTTGGCGAAGCGGCGGAATTCCTTGATGGCGATTCCGGTGTATTCGGTCAGCGAAATGCCGTCCGGCCTCACGTGATCCATCTCGTTCCAGGGGTCTACAACGACGATCCGGACGCCGTGGCGGATCACCGAGGCGGCGGCCTTCTCCAGTAGCCAGGGCAGCGTCGCGTCGTCGTCGTCGCTCGGGCAGATGAAGCTGAAGTGCTGGTCGATCCAGGCGGCGGCTTCCGCCCGCTCCTCCTGGCTATGCCATGTCGGGTGCTTGCGGTGGTACCAAGTCGAAAGCATCCGCCGATGATCGATCTGCGGCTGCGTTTCGAAGGACGCGAAGGCCACGTCCCACCCGTGGGCCTGGACCATGCGGCAGCAGAGATCGGTGACCCACGTTGTCTTGCCGTGGGATGGCACGCCGGTAACGACGCAGAAATCTCCCAGGCGCAACCTGTAGTGCCGACCCAGCTCGGGCATTCCGCTGTCGTGCGCCACCGCGTTGGAGAGCGGCGGCAGCTCGGACATGCGGTAGATGCCGTCGACCCTGACCCAGCGGGCCCGCCTGACTGTCTCCTGGACGCCGCGGACACCGTAGCGGCGCAGGGTATCGCCCAGATCCTTGCACCCCTTCGGATAGGTGACCCACTTACAGCGGGCCCGGCCGAAGCGGATCGCGAGGTCGTTCATCAGGTTGATGCCCGGCGGGTCGCCATCGGTGCAGAGGATGATTTCCTTGATGTCGCGCATGGCGGGCTCGGCGTCGCGGACGTAGCTGTACTTGGCGCCGCTGTCGTCGTCGCCCAGCGCCTCGGCTGGCGCCCCATCGGGCACGGAGACAACGCGCGTGAAGCCCGCCTGTTCGGCAGCCCAAACGTCCGGTTCTCCCTCGACTGTGATCAGCGGCTCGCCGGCAAGGCTGGCATCGGTGATGACGTTGAAGTTGTAGAAGCACTTCCGGCCGTCCTTGTCCTGGTGAAAGCGCTTCTCGCCGTCGAGGGTGCGGTACTTGTTGTTGACCACATCGGCGCCGACCAGGTAGGGGATTCGGATCAGGTCAGGCCGATCCTCGCAGGTTTCGACGCCATGACGCGATACGATCTCGGCGTCGAGGCCGCGGTTTTCGATCAGCTTGAGGTGCCGTTCGCTCAGGCCGCCCATCGTCACCGCCCTCCCATCCGCAGTTGTGGCATTTGAACTTTATATCCGCGTCGCCGATGAAGACGGATAGGCAGGGGTCGCGCTTGTTCTTGCGCGTGTGGCTGCAGCGCGGGCAAAGCGTCTTCTGGTTCCCCTGGGATATCCGGCGCAGTCGGATGCCGTGCCGGTCCAGCAGGTCGGATATGTGTGCCATCGAGCATTCTCCTAGGCCGCTCCATCGGGTTCGTCGCCGCAGGCCTGCTCTTCGCGTATCTGCCTGACCAGATTTCCCGCGAACTCACCTATCGGCCGCAGCCCGCCTTCCTCGCCGCCCATCTGGTCCAGTCGCCGTGAGATGGTCTCCGCCTCGGTGCGCAGCAGCCTTGCGGCGATCTCCAGGCTGCCGGCGGCTTCGGCCATGCTGTCGGCGCGCTGGCGCAGTTCGCGAAGCTCCCTCCGGCGGGCGTCGTCTCTGGCGTGCGGGATGCCGCGGCCGAAGCCCGCCCGCTCCAGCGCGTCGCCGTCCACCAGGTCGGCCGGCAGGCTCAGCGGCTTGCCGGTGCGCTTCCTGAGGCCGTCCAGGCGGACATGCGGGGCGTCCGGATTCTCGCTCGGCAGCCCTGCTTTTTCACGGGCGCGATTCAGTGTTCTGGAGGCCTGCTCGTCCGACAGGAACGCACAGCCGCAACTTGGTTTCAGCAATCCACAGCGCCCGCAGCGCTCCGAGCCGTATTTGTCGGAGAAGCGCGGCACAGGGCCGGTGCAGCGCGCCAGGCGGGGCTTTACGGGGATGCCGGGAAACTTGGTGATGTCAGCCACGATGTTTCTCCGCTTGAAGGATCGCGCGGCCGATCAGTTCTGGGATTTGGGGGACGACGGCGTTGCCGAGTGCGCGCAGTCTGTGTGCCCAGTCGGGTATCCCATGAACTGCTCGCCTAATTCCGGCGTAGGAATCACACCGTTGCACGCCATCGCTTGGGCCCAGTTCATCAAGCCCTCCACGCCTCCATTCGAGATTTTGCGAAACCTTGATGCCTGCAATGGCGGGCGCTCTGTCAGGATTGCCGTCGCCGTTAGGGTTGGTAAGTATCCACAGCCGATCCCGCTGGTGCGGGAGACCAACGGCGCTCGCCGGTATGCAATGCCACTCCGCGTCATGCCCGATCTCGGCCAGGTCTCCGAGAACTCTGCCCATCCCCCGATCAAGCAACGCTGCCACGTTCTCCACGATTGCGTGGCGCGGTCGTACCAAGCAAATGGCTCGTACCAGTTCCCGCCAGAGTCCCGAACGCTCACCGGCAAGTCCGGCGCCTCGACCGGCGAGGCTGATGTCCTGGCAAGGAAAACCTCCTGTAACGACATCAGCCATTCCTTTGCTAAACTTCATCGTGGTAACATCGTCGTGGCACGGCACTCCCGGCCAATGCTTCGCCAGCACGCGGCGGCAGAACGGGTCAATCTCGCAAAACGCTACCGTCTCAAACCCGCCCGTACGTTCCAGGCCAAGGCTGAAGCCGCCTATACCTGAGAAAAGGTCCAGCACGCGAAGTTTAACCTTGCTCACCGCCGCACCTCCTTCCGCATGGGCCTGGATGGCCAGTCTCGAGATTTCTGCCCGCTGAAATGCTTGAAACCCGCAGGAGCCTTGGCGAAGCCGCGCGAGGGAATCGCCTTCTTGGCCTTCTCGCCCCTGCCCTTCTTGGTCTCGCCGGCGAGGTTGTCCAGGTGGGCGCGCTCGGCTGCCTCCTTGGCGGACTTGATCTGATGGCATCGGCCGCCGGCGTCACCGCGGCAGAGCAGCTGCAGGTTCGGCAGGTCGCGCACCTTCCAGAGCGGGATCCGGTGGTCGACGTCCAGGAGCGGGCGCCACTCGATGGGGGTGTACTGGTAGGAGTTCCGCGCCTCTTCGTCCCACTTCCAACACGTCGTTGACGGGAACTTTTGGACCCAGCCATGCGGCGCCTCGCCACAGCACGCGCATTTCAGCCCGTCGCGCTCCGCAAGGTCGTCGAAAAACCTGGACGCGGCACAGCAGGCTCGGTACTCGCCCGCGCACTCCTTGTGCCAAGAGGCCTGGATCGCGTAGGGCTGGCCGTTCTTCTTCAGCCTTGGGGTGATGGGCTGATCGCACCAGACGCAGAAGCCCTGGCGGTAGGGATGGAGGGGCGGCTTGCGGTGCTCGCCATTGCGGGCGGGGCGGGTCATTGGGCCGCCTCCGCGACCGTGAGGCATGGGCGGAATAGGTCCGACTGCAGGCCATCATCACGCGACAGCCAATCGACCGTCGGCTTGCCGCGGAACCCCTTGCGCCAGACGAACCAAGCGAAGTCCTCGGTATTCCAGCCCGGCTGCTCTTCCTCCGGTGTATCACCGGCGAAGAAGCGGATGCGCTCGATGAAGGCCAGCACGAGGCATGGCGGGGTCGGCCCGTTGATTCGGCGGTAGCGGCCGGCGCCCGCCAGCTTCTTCAGCGGAAGGAAGAAGACCGCCAGGTCGACGCCGAGGTGCAGCGCATGCTCGATGAACTCCTCATCCAGCGAGAATGGCGCGTTTGTGACGATGCAGGAGGCCAGGGCTTTGCGCGTCTGCAGGAAGTCAATCCCGGTCGTGCCGTAGCCGCGGTCGACAAGGTTGGTCGCCTCGACGTGGTAGCCGTATTCCTCCAGAACGCGGGCGATGTGGCCCTCGCCGCAGGCCGGTTCCCAGATGCGCCGCGGCAGTGCCAGGTGGCGCACCAGCGGATAGACCGCCTCCAGCGGCGTCGGGTAGTGGTCGTCGGCCGGGCGAAATTTCGAGGACCGATTCGTGGATCCCGGCTTCGCCATGTCGCCTGTGGCGATCAGACCCATCATGCCGCCACCTCCGCATTCGCACACTCATGGCAGACCGTCTCGCGGACCTTGCTGGTCACGAAGATGTTCTTGCAGCCTGGCGCGGCGCAGCGGCGCTGAAGGTTCTGGCCGAAGCTGCCGGGCGCCTTCTCGGCGGGCTCCGGCGCCTCCTCCTGCCGTGCGTCCGCAGGCCAGCCGCGCATGGGCTTCTGCGCTCCGCCCCGGCGCGAGTAGGCGCCAGCCGCCTTCCTGGGTGCGTCCTGCGAGGGCAGGAACCTTGATCCGTGGGCGATGAACGCGATGGTCCGGTCCTTCGCCGCATCGGCCCAGCAGAGGCCGCAGGAACCGCAACAACTGGTCTTGCCGGTCTGCGCTGGGCAGACAATCGCGCCCTCTTCGGTATGGTCGCCTTCCGGCATCTTCCAGGCGGTCACGGCGTCCATGCCGCCAAGGCTCTCGGGCGCGGACGTGCGGATCGCGAAGCGGTCCCAGCGCTTGGCGGCTAGGATGCGCAGCTTGCCGCCGATCTCGCTGGTCAGCGGCCAGGCCGTGTAGCCGAAGACGTGGAGCGCCGGAAACTCGTCCAACCAACCCGCCCAGGCGTCGACGTACTCGACGCTGTAGAAGTCGCCCAGGATATGCAGGCGCACCACGAAGCCGCCTGGGTGCTTCTCCTGCAGGCCGTCGAGCTCGACGTGCAGAGTCGCCGTCAGGGTCGGACCCGCGCGGTGGCGCCGCGCCTGGGGCATGCCGGACCCGTAGCAGGTCGTCCAGTGGTGGCAGGTCTCCGGGCAGGTGGCGCGCTCCTCGAGCGTCAGGTGATAGATCGGGAAGCCGGCCCATGGACCTTTGGTCACGTGGCTGCCCAGCTTGCGCTGGTTCTGCCCCGACACCAGGACGCGCGGGCTGTCCATCGCGTCGACCACCGTAGAGGGGAAGAGCGTGCGCCCCTCCACGATGGCCGGGTGATCCGCCGGCAGGCCCGTGACCTTCTCGGGGGCCAGGTCCGGCTTGTCGGCAAACCGCCGGCGCGGCTCACCGGGCTTCGGCGCCGGCCGCGTGAGGTCTCGCGGCGCGCGCCCCTTGCGCCGACTGAGAGACAGGGTACGCGCCTTCACGCGGATCGTGTGGTCGCTGCGGCCCAGTTTGTCGCCGATCTCCCGGATGGAGATCGACTTGTCGGGATAGGACGCCCGGAGGTAGGCAATCTGCGCCTCAGTCCAGCGCCCGTCGGGCTTGAAGATGTTCTGCCCTACGGCAGGTGCGGCAGGAGGCTGCTCCACGGTGGCCTCGGAGTGCGGCCCCGTTCTCTCTGCGGGTGGGACAACCTCCTGACCGCGCCACTCGTGCCAGAGCGCAGCGACGCGCTCAGCGGGCCCTTCGGCCTCAAACTCGCCGTGCTGGTCGACGGTGCGAAGGCGTAGCGTGTCGCTCATGCGTAGCCGCCCCATCCGTTCTGCCTAAAGGACTGGATCCCACCCTCTCCCGGCGCCTTCTCGGGCCGCTTCGTGTAGCAGCGGGCGTAGTGTTCGTCGCAGTAGGCCCTGCCATCGGGCGTGATCGGCGCGCCGCAGAAATGGAAGTCCGGCGTTCCGGGCTCGCCGTGCGGATACTGGCAGGTCTTCGGGTGCCAGATCGCATCGCTCGGGCGCGGGGCGCGCGTCGACGGGTGCGCGGCTGGCGTCATGCGGTTCTCTTCGGGCTTGCCGCGTTTCACCTTGATTTCGGGCGAAGGTGCTATGGGAAGCCTGGGGCTTCGCACCCGGTCAATGGCGGGGCCGGCTGGCGCCCTCGGCTTCGGCGCACGCTTGCGAGTCCGAAGGGCGGCGGCGCGCTTCGTCTTGCTGTCGGTTGCGCGGATGATCGGACTGCGGCCAGGGTTGGTGAGCCCGAGACGATGCGCCTTGCCAGCCACCGCGTTCTTGGGCCGGTTGAGCGCGCGGCCAATTTCCGTGAAGCTGGCCCCGGCCTTCAACATCTTGGTCAGGCGCATGACCTGATTCTGTGACCATGCAGTGCCCCAGGATTGCTTGCCGCCGTCGCTCATGCGGCCGTCGCTCCCTTCTCGGCAAAGAGGCCGCCACAGGACCAGGGGACCGGAAGCTTGAGCAGGTGGCAGGCATAGTCGAGGCCAGCGAGCGCGTCGGCTTCGTTGTCGTCGCATGGATTCCAGCCGCGATCCCGACAGGCGTCGAGCGTCATGGCCTTCAGAGTTTTGCGGTCGCCACGGCCCTTTCCGACGAAATGCTTTCTGATGCTGGCGTTGTTCGCCTCGCGGTACTTTAGGCGCCGCTCGCGGCAGGCGAACTCGGTGATGATCGCAAGGCCCATCAGTTTGCGCGCCGTGTCGATCGACGTATTGCCGGCGCGCAGCAGCGGAGCCTCAAAGACGATCAGGCCCGGCTGTTGCAGCGTCAGAAGATCTCCCAGCTTCCCGTAGTAGTCATGGACGAACCAGCCGACGTCCTCTCCCGTCTTCGGCATGCGCAGCACGCCTGACTGCGGCCGGCCCAGACCGGTCGCCCAGAATGCCCATCCTGACACTGTGGCCAAGTCCAGGAAGAGAATGGACGTCATAGAAGCATCTCCCGCCTGTCCTTCTTTCGCGAGTTGCAAGGACCGCAAAGCGGCTGGATGTTATCGATGCCGTCATGTCCACCGTGGCTCAGCGGCACAATGTGATCGCGTGTCAGCGTCCTCTTTTTGCTGCACTTCGCACAGCGGTGTTTGTACCGCTCTATGAGTGCCAGCCATTCGGCATAGGTGTGGCTGCGGATGGCGGTCGCGGCGCGGACTCTCGCTCGACGGCGCCTCTTGGCCTCGTTAACCTTTGTCCTCTTGTCGGGGTAAATCTGGGTCGCGGCCTTACGGCAAGGCCGGCTGCAATACTTCACAGAGCGGTAGCCAATCCGGTAGGGCTTAACCTCGAAGGGCTGCCCACAATGCTCACACCGCCGGCTCACCAAGCCGCCGCGCCAGTTCGGATTATTGTCGGCATTTTGAGCCGCGAACCGACATGGCCGGGAGCAGAAATGGCGTGTCGCTCGCGCCGCGTCCGACGGGAAGCGCAGGACGCCCTCCCCGCAGTGCGAACAAGTGACTTCCACCTTCCCTGCCCCCATGGACGTCATTCGGCGGCTGCCGCCTCGGGCTGGACGGCGTCGACCCAGTCGAGCTGGCCGCCGGCCGCCATGGCGTCGTAGACGATCTTGAGGTCGTCGCGCAGCTTGCCGGCGTCGTCTTCCTCGGTCATGTCCTCCGCGCTGGCGTTCAGCTTGAACACCCGGTAGTGCGCGTTGAAGGCCTGGATCGACACGTTGGTGTCGGCCTTCATCTGCCGGACTTTCTTCTTCCTGGCATCCTGGAGCGGCTTGATGTGGCGCTCCTTCTCCTCCGCGATCTTGCGGTCGAGCGCCAGAACCTCGTCCATCGCATCCGCGATGGTCTTGTTGATCGCCTCGATGTTGTGGTGTCGGGTCGCGGCTTCGTCGCCGCTGTCGGCTTTCAGTTGCTTGGCCATGTTGGTTCGTCTCCTTGG